CTTCGGTCCATGTCTTTAAAGTTTTTACCTCGTAAATCAAATTCTTGCCGCAAAATCTTAGTGCGATCCTCGTGACTGGCTGTCATCAACTCCACAGAATTAAGTTGAAGACCTATTTGGGCATTTAGTTTTCCTGCTAGATCGGCAGCCCCCTGAAAAGTATCAAAGGCTTCTGCAATGTTAAATGCCTCTTGTAAATCCATACCCAGCGACCGGGCTTCTTTGGCAAGTTTTTTAAATACTTTTACGCCCTCATTGCCGTAGCGAGCCAACTGAGGCTGAAGAGCATTAAAATCACTGACCATCTGGCTGGTCGGTAAGCCTATCTGTTGCCCAAGCCTATCAAAGTCTTTCGCTACTCTCTCCGCTGCATTAACAGTAAGGTTCATTCCACGGGTGAGCCCATCAAAGAGTAAGCCAGTTTCCTGAGCACTAACTCCCATCTTTGATAATGCGGCTGCCGTATCTCTTAAAGATTTGCGAGCACCCTCATTAACCGTGGCGAACAAGGTCATACTAGTTGTAAGTCCGCCAATAATTTCAGCGCCCTCAGCCAGGGTGATGCCCAGGCTATCGTTCGCTTCTGTGACATCTATAATATCATCGGCAAAAGCCTTTGTATATCCCGTGGTTTGTGCCAGAGCAACATTTGCGGCATCAAGAGAATGTGCCATCTTGATAAGTTCAGTTGTCAGACCCTTTACGGAAGCAATCTGGTCTAACTGAATCCCGGTTAATTCCCTACCTAGATCAAGGGCTTCTTTTTTAGCCTTGTTCGATGCTTCTAGCGCCTTCCTTTCTTCCTCAAGGAGTTCGTTCTGTCGCTCACGTTCACGGTGAAGATGCTTAAGACGCTCAATCTGCTGTGTGGTGAGTTCGCCCGCAATGAGCCCCTGATCTCTGGTTACTTTATAATATTCTATCTGCTGCTTAAGAAGCTCGCCAAGTATCCTTCTTTCTTCACCTGTCGCTTCCGAACGGCGTTTCGCTAAGTCTTGAATAGCCTCATAACTATCTGATAGTTTTTTTTGACTATCTCCTAGTTTTTCGGTAAGGTCGATCTCTCGCTGGATCTGATCTAATCGTTTCTGTCGTTCTGCTAAGGTTTCTTCAGCCACCCGTCAATACCTCAGTTTCGAATAGGCCAGGATATGCCTGCTTCTCGTTCAAACCTTTTAATCGCCACATCAAGTTTGGCTTTTTGGGAATAGGTCATCGGATTATCGAGACCGTACTTTTTAATATAATTCATATATCTTTTTTCATTAACAAGAGCATCAGTGAATCTTTCCACTTCTATTTTATTCCCTCGGACTCGCACAGGAATCCGTCTTCCCTTGTACATTTTTGAAAGCAAATATTGTATCCACGCCGCAAAGACGTGGAGGATGTTTTCGTTGAGTTCGCCCTTGCGAGCCGCCCCCAAATCAAATACTATTTCTTTTAGTTGTTCTTCAGTAAGCATAATAAATCCCCAGCAACCAACACGGCTGCTTAGTAAATAGTCATTAGATTAGATTTATGATCAACTACCGTCGGCGGGATTTGGCTCGTGCCATTGCTTGCTCGTGCTGCTCTGCTTCGTCTTTTTTCTGTTTGGCTAATCGTCTCAAAAACCAACGTCTTAAAACAACTGGTAAATTGTAAGCCTCGAAAAAACTCCACCCACCGTAATACTTTAATTGAAAAAACTCTTCGTATACGTTTTCAGCGTATTGTTCACTTAGGCCAAAAAAAGTCGATGGTCAGCGGAACCTCCATGTCCGCAGAGTAGCCACAGGAACTGCACTCGAATGTTTGTGTAAGGTCAATATTGGGAGAAGCCGCCGTATAGAACGTCCTCAAGAAACGGGAGTCTCGGGCTGGCATTGCGTTAACAAAACTCGCCACAGTCATCACGTCGTCGGATCCGTTTACCGAAACAATGAACGCTCTAAACTGGTCTGTAAGTGTTGAGTCGTTCAGTTTTTTCTTAGCATTGCGCTGGGCTTTCTTGAACAACTTCATCTCATCCTCCCCTGTGAGAAGGCGTACTTCTACCTGAGCCTTTGTCATAGGGGTTTCTAACAAGAATGTGTTCCGATCCGTAAGAGTAGCATTGAAGTCTTCCAACGCAGAACTTGGATCTGACACTATCCCGTCGTTAAGGTCGAAAGCATATTCATTTTGTTCTGAGCAAGCGGGGCACGTCACTTTCGTCTCGTAAATATTTCCATACCCAGTCACTCGTGCAGCGATGATCAAAGCATTTTTGTCACCCACCAAAAGAGAGTTGACATCAATGTTCTTATCGACAATCAGATTTTCCAAAACTCTGTCGATAGCAATCCCTGCCTTGACTAGTGACCTAGAGGTGAGAATATCTTCCTCTTTAGCGGTCATATACTTAATTTCTACAGTATCGCTGTTATGAAGCGGGTGCCCTGGTGGGTAGAACTTTCCACCACTTGGCAGGTTGATCATTTCTGTTGGTGTCGCCCAAGAAAAAACACCCCCCGGCTGTGCTGTCGCAGCAGCGGCGGGAGGGTTTTCATCCATTTCCATAATTTCTTCGTCTTCGAAACCGAGACGGTCTTTATTTCTACTCATATTTTAAAACCTTTCTTAAGAAACTTTTTTATCCTACGCTACCTTGAGCGTATCTCACAGCGTTGCCACCCTTAGAAAGAACGGCATAGTCATATACGATTTCCATCGTAATCTCTTGCATATCATCGGACATATAATCAAGGGATCCACCAAAATCAACACTAGAAATCCAAGGATTCGTTAGGCTCCACGTTTCAATAATCTTACCCTCGCCGTCAATCTGCGATATACTAACACCAATCAGACCCTGCTTAACCGAGGCATTCTTGCTGATTGTCGCACGCTTGTTTTCGTCAGTAGGGTACTGATATCCAGAAGCGACAATTCTTTCAAGCATTGTTTTAGCCATATCGGGATCAAGTGGATCAACCAGAGTAACACTGATTGGATCCCAAGTGGCACGACCCGGATATTTAAACGAATGATTCAAAAACGTATGCTCAATGGTGTTAATATTAACCTTTGGCTTGTTTGCTGTTTTAATGACCCAAACTGGAATGTTCCCAATGTTGAGAATAAACCTATATCTGCGCTTTGGATCTAGCTCCGAGTTGTTCCAGAACTTCATCTGTTAGTACTCCTATTATTAGTATATAGTATTTCCATAACTTTTTTAATCCTCAAACGAAGCACCGCTATTTGTGACCACAAAGTCAATAGCAAAGAACTCAGCAGCACGAGTGGGCTTAACCAACAGTTTAGCATAAATAATATTTCTGTCAATCAAGTCCGGCGTAGTCGTTGACTCATCCAGAATAAGACGGAAGTCCTCAATTCCAAACTGTGAGCGAACATCGCTAAGGATAGGTGTTGCTTGCTGGGTGAATCGAGTCCAAGTATCTTGGGTATTCGGGGCAAACAACAGACGAGAAGCGATGAAAGATATTTCTCTCTTGAGATATATCAACAGTCTTCTCACATTGATTCTGTCAAGTGCCGAAGCAGTTTGTTGAAGCGTCTTCTGTCCAAAGATAACGATTCCTTCTGCTGGGAACTTCGCAATCGGGTTGATGTTTGCTTCGTAAAGCGAGTCACGATCTGCCGATGTAAGGCGCTTCGAGACATCCAGCACTGGAACGCCGCCGCCGCCATCAGACAAGCCACCTCGGGCAAAACCAGCAGGGGCAAACCACGGGGCTGCGATGTTGTCTGTATTAGAAAGGGCACCCAATGCCACAATCGAAGGAGGTGCCCACAGGCTTCGCCCTGAATTCGTGTCATTGATCAACACCCACGGATAGTAGGTCGCACCGTAACTGGTGTTGAGATTACGAGCATACAGCCCATCAACTGCCTGCTTCACTGTGAAACTGTTGCGCTGCTGTGCCGACTGAGCATTAGCCGTATCTGGCGTATATACATTCTGAATATCAATCAGAGCCAGAGCGTCTCCTCGGTCCTCAGCAGTGTCCAGAAGATAGTCTGTGGCAACATTCTGTGTGATACCTGGCATCGTTACAGCGTTCATTTGAATAACGTCTGGGTCACTGATCAGGTTAACTGCTTTCTGAATCGAGTAGAGCGGGTAAGATGTTTTGCCATCTGTTGCCGAATTAAAGGCAGTTGACAGGCGGAAAGGATCTCTTTCTGTAATATCAAACCCGTCCACGCCACCGTGAAGTGTGGTGGTAAACTTATCAATACCAGCCGCCAAAGTGCCTGTATAACTCTGTAAAGCAGAAACACTTGTTCCGGCTCTTCGGTAAGTCTCAGCGTAAGCAGCCGCACGAGCTACTCCAGCCGAGTTCAGAGTTCCTGAAACGTTGTCCAAGGAGAACACCCAAGATGTCTGAAGTGGATCCGACAACCCGAGACTTTGACTTGATGCCGCTGCCACATTGTGGGTTACCGATGCCGGGCTGCCCTGGAGAGTTCGGGCGGGCGAACGGAGGCAATCAACCAACTGTTCGCTCAGGGTAGGATCTGTAGCGGTGCGACCTGTCCAGGCACCCCAATATACATTGTTCATCCCTCGTGGACGACCCCACGTATTATTGTCCCTCAATGGGACGCTGGGGAAAACAATCGAACCACTAAACTTCAGGTTTGACATAGTGGCAGAGCCCGCAGCGTTACCAAAAGAAAGTGGACCTGTGTACTGCGATATGCCGTGACCACCAAGAGCCCCAAACGAGGCTACGGGACCACCATTAATCAGGTCAGCGGCGGCACCTTGTAGCCCACCGTATCCGGTACCAGCGCCATTAACATTTTGTGCTGGCTTGCCTTGTGGTCCAGCCACTCCAAAACTAGCAGCACCTGAAGCAAACGTGACTGCACGGTACTGTTGAGGACCCCAAACACCAAACGGCAACAAGCGGGTGTCTGTTGCAGCACGGTCTACGTCTTCATCCATTTCTACACGGATGTAAACTGATTGATTTGCATATGTTCCATATTCAACATCCACCTCTTGGTCTTCATTGTACACCGTGTATCGGTCGCCGATAACTTTGGCGATGTAATTCGAGGAAGCCGGATTGAGGGTCAACGAATCAAAACGCTCTAAAATCTGAGGAGCGTCATCAGTGTCCCCAAGGCTTCTGATCAACAAAGAGAATGTTCCGTATTGTTGGAAGTCTCCCCGAGGGGCTGTAATGTTTGTGATAGAAATCTTAATTTCTTCTTGTGCCCAAGCGCCCTTAGTTCTTGCCACACAACGGAAAAGTCGTTGCATATTTTGAGAGTAGTATTCCGAAGCGAGCCCTAAGTCCTGGGCAATAAACCAGCCAGTGCTGCCGGCAATAGCCCCATAGTTACGATCATTAAGTTCTACAGAAGTACTTCTTTGATTTTCCAGCGGAAGGATAGCAACGTGAGCAGCCGTATCAATCGCACTGTTCAAGACACCAATACTAGAGGCTCCTGCTGCCACCAAAGAGCGTTCATACGACTCTCCGAGCCAGTACTTACCGCCTTGAGCGGCAGACTGGGCGGCTGTGGTCGTAATGTCACTATTTGTCAGTGTTGGGTTAGTGTTCAATACTTTGCGTATGAACCTTGGAGAACTAGGATCAAGACTTACCTTGATCTTCTTTCCATTGCCCGCAGTTCCGTCAGCGGAAATCAACAAAGTAAGTTCTCGGTTAGTCATCGGGTACATCGTGCATCCAGCGTTAGAGACGGTAGATCCACCGCTAATAAGCTCACCGACGGGAATACCCTCAATCGCTACTCTACCAGTGCTGCAATAGATAACAGCAGCCAAAGATCCAGTTTGTGTGGTTGTAGAATTAAGCGACGCCGACGGCCAAACAACAAGACCCCAAGCCCCACCATTTCCAACAGTGCTATCAATGGTTCCTGCTTTCCATCCCGCCAGACCATTTCCACTGGCATCATTTGCTTGCTCGCCCAAGAGGCGAACATACGTCAAAGTTGAACTGTTTCTCAGCCAAGCCTGAGCAGCATATGCTCCAAACGTCGGAGCGTTCTTGTTGCCCTCTCTCCAATAATCGCCAGGCTCAACACCCGCAATTGGCTCACCGAAGGTGGTCACAAATTCAGAAAACGAGGAAACCTGAACTGGGAGCATTCCCGGTCCTTTTCTTGCGGTTCCTATCACCACGGGTCCTACGGCTGCTGGAATGTCCGGTAGTGCCGAGTTATCGATCTCATCGATATAAACGCCAGGTGATATGAACTTAAACTTTCTTGAAGAATTATCCGCCATTTTAAACTTATTCTCCTTTAAAAATGCCTACATAAAAATGCGTGTATTGGGAGTTACACTATTATTAAATAGTTCGATAAACCGTCAAACTCCCTCCTCATATTAAGGACGATATTTTTCTTTTTTGCCGTAATGAAAATCAGGTATATCCCCTACGACGCTACGCTCACGACCTATTGTAACTTTAACCGCAGACTCTCTTTGGACGATTGTTGGGGTTCTTTGGTTACTCTCTTCTCCCACAATATATCCCAAGACACGGATTGTTATATTTGTTTTAAAAATTCTTTCGGCTACATCTAAACCAGATGAGTTGTTCTCTAAAGAAAAATCAGGCTCCATAAATGCCTCATAATGGTTACCTTCGTGAGAAACCTGAAACACACTGGGAGTGCTTGTGCGTGCTAAAAAAGGAGCGACAATCTCATTCATCTGTTGAGCGTAGTTGGAAACTAGACCTATAGTATAGGAAACCTCGACAAAGGTTGGCATAGGAACGAGCAGCGTCTCATACACAATATCTTCGTTGTCGCCAGGAAAGGTCTGTCTATTTTTGTCAGTGCCCGAAGGTGATTTGCGAATTGAATTCGCATTGGCAAAGTTTTTAGTTTTATCTTGCTGTACTCTACGGGTTATCTCTATGGATCCGCCTTTCTTGTAGTAATCAAAATAAGGCGGAACGTAGACACCATAGCGACCCTTATTCTGAGGGTTTCTGTTCACTGCTGTTCTAAGCACCGAAATCATAGGGTATTCCAAAGTTCTCCCCCCTGACTTCTCTGGGCTTCCTGACCTAAGGGTTCTTTCGTTTTTTATTTGAAACGCTCGCTCTGGAACAGAGAACACAACAGGAACTTTTCGGAATCCTGCGTTTTTGGTTGCATAAATGTTAAGTTCATCGTTAACATAATTGTAGATCGCATAGTCAATGTCCTCCATCGTAGAAGGACTGAAAGGATAATTGACTGACTCTTTTATGTTCGGACGGGGTTCACTTGGCATTGAATAGTCCCTCTCTTGCTTGTTTGCACACTGCTGTAACCTCTAGTGATGTTCCGTCCGCAAAATCGCTATCTTGCCCAAAAAGATATCGTGGTTCAAAGACATCTACGATTTCAAAATACATTCCATCATATTGTACAAAATCACCAAGTCGCACGAACAAGTTTTGATCAGCAGTAAGACGGCGCTTATGAAAGTGGATAGTAATATTATAGAGGTTATCAAACCCATATTGTTGTTGCATCCTGTCCGATCCATTAAATTCTACTAAAGAATAAACTCGCACAGGAGGCAAAAAAGTTTTCTTTATTGCCTCACCATACAAGGGGTGATAATCTGTTTTGTCCATATCCAGCGAAAAATATAAAATTTGCTGACCAATGATGCGCTCGATGACTTCATCATTAATCTGTTTAACAAAATTGCGTTCAGCCTTCCCAACAAAAAGAGGCGGCGGGGGGGACGATGGTTGCGACCACTTATTGGCATTCGCTCCGGCTTTCCAAGTTGGCATTTATTTACCCCACATAGATACCTTGCGGTATCTTCGAAAGTACTTCTTGAACACTTGCTTGCATAGCCTGGTCGCCTTCGGCTAGTTTTCCGTAAACTAGTTCATCAAACACTGTTTTAAGTTCTTCTCTTAAGGTGTTTTGTTCCTCTTTTGCCTCGCTTATTAAAGCAGGACCATTCAGCGTAACGTCGTTACCTGGGATGGGAATTGAGGCTAACTTAGATCGAACCTGACCAAGCGTCTCTTTACACAGAGAAAGAGCAAACCGACGAATCCACTGTTTCCCAATGCTGTTAATATTAGCATAAGGCACATTTGGAAATGGCAGTGAGTTCATATTGTTTACACCATCAGCACCATATTTTCTATCTGGCTGCTCATCAAATGCGTCTTCAGATACCCTAAACGTCACCCAAAACTTTTTGGGGAATTGTCCGTCTGGAAGGGGGAAGATGCGCAGTCGATTATCATTGATCTTAAAAGAATAGTGCGATGCCCTAACGTGCATATCTTCTTTAAAAGCATATGCCTGAAGGACGTTTTGCCATGCTGGGACCAATTGAAATGTGCTGTCGTCAGCATACATACCATAAGTTGAAAGATTGCCGACAGTTCCCACTGGGTATCCTCCGAAAAACTGCCACATAGAACTAGGAGTCTTGTAGTAAACTTTTTGAATCGTAATTCCTGTTTTGCCTACTTTCCCAAAATATGGCACAGCGTTAGGATTACCCGGCTCAATTGAAGCACTATAAATTATTGCTTGCAAATCATAGTCTTGTTGGTTCTGGACTGCATCGAAAGAAGCGGAATAAATTCTTTGCGATGCTCCAATGGGTACGTGAAGGCTTGCTCCTCTTGAAATGTGAGTAGCATATCCCAATTGAAATCTTGGAAACTTTAAGTTTGGTTTGGTGTCAGTACCTTTATCATATTGGGTGAACTCGCCATCTTGATTAAACGACCCGGTTGTGTTTCCAAGCATATCAGATAAAACATTTTTTGCTTGGTGGGTGTTAAGCAGATAAGAGTATTCTAAGCACGCCTCTTCATAGGCATTGTATACGTTGTTTGGGGTAATTTCTAAATCAAGTACGTTTCCCCCTAGTTTGTTATAGACATATGCTACTTGATCTACTGCCCCAGAAATAAAAGATCGCACACCTGCGCTGGTTAGCCCGTCAGAAGTGTAGATTCCATATGCGAGAGCACTATCGACATCAGTCAAGGTTCCCGTAGACGGAAGGACAACGGAACTTACCGTACTCTTAGGTTGAAGATTAGTTGGCATTTAGGATGTACCTCATTTGTAAATATTATTAATTAGTTTTGTCATTGAAGACTTTACTAAAAATAAAAGAAAACCCCGCCACAAGGACGAGGTAATCTTCGGTTTATTCACCTAGACTAGATTTTTATATTAAACCAAGTCGTGGCAAACCACCAAGCCGTACATATCAGGACGAACCATCTTCTTGGCATAGCGGGTCATGACTCCCTTACGGGGCACGAAGTCCTCTGTACCAAAAATGGTCGGCGTGACTTGCAGCGGAA